CATTATCGTTAACGATAATTAACGGGGTCCGCCGAAGGTGGTAACAGGCTTGCCGACTGTGGGCAGCGGCTTGCTGGAGTAAAGGCTGGGCGACTTGGCTCCAAGATTGGGCTTGTTGCCCATACCCTCACGGATCATGCCGCGAGAAGAGGCTCCGCCGCTCATAAGTTTCGGTTCTGTTCCTTGTAGTGGTTTCATAGTAGTATTTTAGTTTGTGTGAATAACAGTCCACCTGATATCTGTAACGGTGGCTGGATTGTCGTTAACCAGAATGGTGAATCCTGTCGTTGTTTGCCCAGCCTGCAAAATGTATTTACCAGAAGGGTCAGTTGTGGCAGTCCCGATTGGTGTAATAACGACTCCATAGTTGTTGCTAGGAACCGATGAGAAAGAGATATTGAGAGTGGAGTTTCCAGCAGACACGGAGATTGTTCCTGTGCGGATCGTGACAATCGGGCGAGCTTGCAGGGTTGTGATGTCTGTTTGTGCTGCAACAACATCAGATTGAAGCGCCGTGACATCGACTTGCAAGTTTGTTACATCAGTCTGAAGTTGTGTAATTGCGGACGGCGAGATATCGCTTAGGTCTGGAATGTTCACGGTTCCATTGGCCAGAACGGTATCAATAAATGTTTGGAAGACGGAACGCCAATCGCCGGATGGGCAGAAATCATCTGGCACATTCGGGAAAATGATTTGAGGGTTTGAATCTTGATTGTCCGTAAGCCTGTAATGGTTAATTGTTTTGTGTTCCGTAAATGCTGTAGTCCCAATATCTTTCGGGACAACAAATCTCAGTGCATTCTTGATCGTCTTCAGGGCAATCGCCAACAGGACTATCGTCGTTGTTCTTGATGTTTGCCATGATCCGAACCCTATCGACGGTAGCCGTTCCAGTCAAGTTTATTTTAAGTTGAAACTCACTACCTTCCACCGCAGGAATTCCAGCAATGTTATTACACTCCGATGGGTCTGGCGTTGTGAACTTGTAGCGTTTGTATTGTTTGCCTCCACGCCTTGGTGTGCAATCTGAGATCAAAACAGGAGAGCATGGCGGGCATCCAAAGGTTGTTGGAATCTTTAGTTCAGACCAGCATGGGTTACTGTCTGCTCGATATTCTACTGAGCTAGTCACATCTCCCGGTATATCGCTCAACCACATTTCTCCACCGGTTAGTTTCTTGCGGAGGAACTTGTTTGTGGATTGAGTGCGGAAGAAGTCATAGCGCCCAGTTGTTACGAAGCTCTGAATCTTGCTAGTGCCATTGGGACCATAATCATCCCCGTAGTTGTCTGTGATTTCGTAAAGCCTATTCTTTTCGTCGGGATCAAAGCTGAATCCAAATCCTCGCTTTTCACCTTCAATTAATGCAGATAGTAATTGAGTTGGTCGGAATCCAGTCCAAATACCATTCCAGCGGAATGTCAGATTTGCATCTGGAGATGGACTAGCAGTTTGGTCTAGATCAAGAACAACCATTCCCCTGTGGTATCTGTGAAGTCCTTGTGCGGCATTCTTCTTGGTTTGTGGGGATACCGTGCAAACAAGGTAGTTGTTGTGATACATGGTGGATGCGAACTGACGCAGCCATTTTGTATCAAGATCGACCCACTTATTTACTTCCCTTGAGAGTTTACGAAGACTGAAGAATCTACCGAACTCCGATTGGCTATTAGAGTAGAATGCCCAACCGTCGTGTGAGCGGAACCAGAGTTCGCTATTGACTAGAGCCACATATGGGCTTGTGCATCCTCGTCCTAACATTGAAATGCGCTGGATGTTGGATGTGTTCCACAATGCCCTAGGAATACTAACATCCATAGAGAAGGCTCCATTTCCAGTAAGAACAACAAGCTCTCCTTGACCGCGAAGGTTTCCGCCAATGTATGGCATAACCTTCATGGCTGTAATATTTCCCATTCCTGCTGGAGTGGCGAAAGCTCCGCCTTCTGCCCAGTATGTGATCTCGGTGAAGTTCTCTGTATTGGATGTGTCTGTAAATCCGTTTCCAAAAATAATGTCAGAGGCGTAGATGTTATTGAACTTGTCACTGACAAACACTCTGCCAAATGCATACTCCATGATTGTCCCAATTGGCATTTGGCTTTTCCCCGGAAGAAGCCTGCGGAGTGGCGTATTAACATTTCCATCCCACGCCAAAGCATATTGATAACCGTTCTGAATATATACACGGTCTTCGGCTTGCACAAACCATGTGTGCATCAAGCTTGAATCATTCCAATACTGCGCTCCGGTTGGGTCTAGTGTTAAAGCGTAGGCGTAGGCGACATTTCCAATGATATTAAGGAAGTAAATCTTTCCAGCAACAGAAATGATTATCCCATCTCCAGTAGCTTCGTTTGTAACCTTGCGATATGGATACGCACCCTGAAAGTTCCCAACCTCAATATCGTTAACGATAGAATCCTGTTGACCTTTACCGGGAAGTATCTTGATATTCTGAATAGCTGGCCGAGTTCTGTTAATCCCTCCACGAAAGGTGCGGTTGACCGACTCGGCTACGAAGAACTCTGGAAGATAGGAAGGATGAGTATCAGCGTCCTGCGCTACGACACTTTGGAATCCATCAAAGACTGATCCTTCCGCTGGCATTAGGCGTTAACACTCTTTAAGACAATAAATCGAAGCGTGAGTGCTTCCGAGAGATTTCCAGAAGTAATGTTGCGAATCGTAATGTTTGCGTTTCCGGCAGCAGGGGATACTGCAAAATTGTAAGATCCAAGCGTTCCTCCAGAGATATGACTGACTACCACGATGTCTGTTGCCTCAATGACTGTGTTGTTCAGGTTGAATGTGACAGCAGTATTGGCGTTCAGCGCAGCGTTATCGGTAACGATAATTCCAGTCGGGCGATTCAGCGTTACAGAGTTTGTCTTGGCTCCTGCGCCTTGGGTGATTGAACCTCCTGCTCCAGTATTGTATCCAATCTTGGAAGAGTTTCCATTAGCAAGGATTGTGCTGTTGCTTGCGATAGTGCTATTAACAACCAATGCGCCAGTCATTGTGTCTCCTGCTTTAGCTACCTTGAGTGCATCAGCCGAATCTACATATTGCTTGGTAGCCGCGCCGAGAGCAGTAGTTGGATCGCTAGAAAGGATCAGCGGCCCAGTCATCGTGTCACCCGTCTTGTTAACGAAGGTAATAGCATATGGCTCCCACTCGATCCTATTATCTGCATTGTCCCAGATAAGCCAAGACTTAGTAGTAGGGCTAGTCAATGCTTTTTGGCAGAACGCTTCATCTTCTACAAGAATTCGCTTGGCAAGTGCAGTAGCCGGATACGGATCACAGAAGATCGGAAGCTCGTCGTTGGCTGGGGTGCAAGGTGTGCAATTCATATTTCGATAAATCTCATCTTGATTTTTTGTATTGTCAATAAAATTTATCGGTAACGAAAATAATTACCAATGATGATTACTATTCCTTGGATGATATTTGAAAAGATTAGGATTATTTGCCACAGACCGATCCTTCGGATGGCATTAGCTATATGTATCGCTAAAGAATTTTTCGACCTTAATGTTTAATGTTGTCGCCCCGAATGTTATTGGCGATCCTGTGTTGTTTTGCAGATAGACAATTACTTGGTTTACTCCATCGCTATATGCGGACACATTTACACCTTGTCTTGGTGAGCCAAATCCGACTTGAATAAAATCATCTGGTGTTGCGCCAGTAAAGGAAAATGTATTAAATGCGCTCCCTCCTGCTGGAATGGTTCCAAATGTATGCGTAAATGTTTTTATTAGAGGAGAAATGCCCATCGCATTTTCTATAAACAATTTACTTACGGGTAATCCTGTATATGCAAATGGAGTTAAATTATCTCTATAATCGCCGCCTGTAACAGTAATGTTATTTACATTTGCAGAACCGATGATGGCTAGCCCAGCATTTACATTGTTCAATGAAATAACATTATTAATAGAAATTTTTTCACATGCTAATCCACCAGTAATATATATCCCATTTAATTGTTTTGAAACACCATTGATAACGCCATTAGATATAGAGATTTTTTTTCCACCCCTAATAAGAATTCCGCTCCCTGCTGGCGCTCCCGGAAAATCAGAATCATTATTTATGATTACAAAATCTGCTATAGCAATATTTTCGGCTGCTGCATTATTTATAAATATTCCATTTCCCTTGAACCCGTCAACAGTAACTGAAAACAATACATCGGAACAAGGCGAATCAATTTGGATTCCATTTCCATTTATTGTTCCCAAATTGATTGATGACACTCTTCCAGAAGAATAGTAAAATGATTTAATTGCTTCTGTCCCATCAAAATGAACTCCATGTAGATCGCAATGATCTGACATTGTGTTTGTAATATATATATTCCCAATTGGAATTCCAAATGTGTTTCCAAAATAAAGATTTGCTAGTTTTGAGCAAGCAATATGGGTGTCAGAAATCCACAATCCATCAGATGATTCGGCTTTTATTCCGTAGTCAAGATTGCATGTGATTACAAATGGAGGGCCAACGATAGTTCCTTCCCAAATATTTGCACCAGAAATAATATTGTCTGCATTTCCTGTATTTGTAAATCGCATGCCAAATCTTCCACTCTGCCCAGCAATGACATTAGTAAAATTCATGCTAATATCATTTATTCTTGCATTGTTTACAGTATTAAACTCAAAACCACTCCATCCACCAAAAACATTAACTGATTGAACTAATACTTTATAACATCTAACAAATTTCGCCGCGCTTCCTGCTGAAGTTGTTCCGCTTGCTTCGAGACTAATATCTCTCAAGCCATTCATTTGAATTGATCCAAATGGAGCAAGATTGCCATTAAATAAAATTGTATCTCCGTTGCCATGACGAACAATTGTTGTTGAGCTTACATTTTCTCCAGATATAAAAACTTTTGATCTGCCAACCAATAATACAGATGTGGTTTTATATGTTCCGGATGGTAGGAAAACATCTCCTCCAGCTACTTGCGCTAAATTGATAGCTGCTTGAATAGCAGCTGTGTCATCTGCAACCCCATCGCCAACAGCTCCGAAATCTTTGACATTGATAACATCTGCAAACCTCGTAACAAGGTTCCGCGCAGTCGGCGTTCCTGTTGCAAAGAATGGTGTAAACTCATCAAAATCGAAATCAATCCAACTTCCGCCCTGCCACACAAACATTTGGTTGGAAACGCTATTGAAATAAAGCGCACCTTCTTGAAGCGGATTTCCTTCATTGTCTGTGGTGGGCGCAACTGCGAACGATCCAAGATATAGCGCGTTGAACTCCAGCCATGTGTTATTTGCGTCTTCTGCGCTCTGTGCTGCTGCGTTTGCCTGCGTTTGGGCATACTGAGCAAACTGTGCGGCTCTGGTTACGGCTTGGTTGAATGACGATCCGCATGGGTCGTGGTTGCAGTTATTGTTGCAGCAGGACATAGTTTTTTTCAGTTTAAGTTTTGTCTACTAGATTGCAAGGATTATTTTTCTAATTGTGCTTTCTTTTGGTTCGGTGACTACCCCGCTATCCCACTTGACCTTTCCATTCCCAATGTATGTTCCAAAGCTTTTCGGGTTGTCCTTCCGCGCTAGTCGTGTTCTTTCCGCCGGGGGCCAAGTTATCGTTACCGATAATTCTTTTGGCTTGGGTGCTGACTTTGGAACAGGTCGGTAGCCGAATGCCGATACCTTCCGCTTGGTTCCATCATCCCAATAGGTGATCAGTTTCTTTTCTACTTCTCCATTGCGGATTGCGCTGGAGAGTTGTTCAGCCACCCGCTCTGGGCTGCACTCCAACTGCTCGGCTATCGTTTCTTTCGAGTCCCACCCGTCCGGCCATTTGTAGGCTTTCTTGTTGTGGTCTTCAATAATTCTGTTCCAGTTTGGCATAGTGTTAATCCTCCAAGAATATGGGCCATGTTCCTGTCCTTCCGCGTTTGGCATCGAATAGGAAGTATGTTTGTTGCGGCGGTTCGTAAGCCGCCTTGATTGCAATAGAGTAACTATTGTGACCGATTAAGCTGCCGTTCGACACCCACTTTGGATTCTGCTGGCTGGTGTGCCAATGACCGAAGATGTCAAGATCAGCATGGCGACCTTTATTCCATGCGGCGATGGCTTTCTCGACTGGGATGGTTAGCCCACCAATGCCACCTTGATACTTGAGCCCATCGCCGTGGTGCAGGCGGAAGGTCTTATCGTAGATGTTAAGGTATGTGTGGTAGCTCTCTCCGACGAACCATGTCACACCATCAGTGATTTCTTGCTCTAGGAGTTTGTATAGTAGCCACTCGTAGTTATTTTTGTAAGCTGTTGAATGCCTTGGTTTAATGGTGCTACGACCGTGGTTCCCGATTGAACAGGGAATGATAATCTGCTCAAAGCCACCTTCCTTGCGAATCGTGTTGATCAACTTGGAAAGTCGTTCGCGGAGCCAGAGGATTGTCTGGGTGGGTGAGAGTTCGTTCTCTTCCCGCAGTTCCTCATGGATGTATCCGGTCATCAGATCGCCCAGAATAGCGAGGACTAGCACAGGGATATCCCTACCGCCGCGCTCAATATCTGTGAGGCGCAGAATGGCTTTGGTGGCCTTCTCGATGCGTTTGTCTGCGACAGATAGGTTGAACTCGTTCAGTTCGCTCACCGTCTTGGGATCGACCTTCTCTTCCACATGCCAGTCGGAAAGAACCGCAACAGCCGCCGATTCGTGTCCCTTGGCTTCCCGGTCATACTTGTAGACCGAGTGGATTGGCTTCTTATTTTGGATTGAAGAGACGAATCCAATCTGGTCTTCCAATTCCGCCACCGTTTCTTGGTAGCGTTTGATCTGGTGCTTGAGAT